AAACGGCATATCCTCTTCCGGTATAATGAGTCCCACCGTGCCCTTCTGTCCGGCGCGCGAGCAGAACTTGTCGCCGATGCCCGGCATGCGCTCCTCGCGAATGCGCACTTTGGCCAACCGCTTGCCCGACGCTTCGTCCGTGATGAACGTGCGATCCACCACGCCCAGCTGCCCCTTCTTCGGGAACACGCTGTCGTCCTCCATTTGCGGCTCCTCACCGCTTACAAGCCACTGCTCCATCACGCGACCAATCACCACTTTCTTGTCGTCCATTTCCGTATTTTCCTTGATTAAGCCGAAGCGGTCTAATTCACTGTAATCGCCGCCCGGTTTCAGGCCGCGCACGGTGGGCTGCGCCTGCACGTTGCAAATGCGCTTGTCGTAGGTGCGCTCCTCTTCTTCGCGCGTCTCGTACATATTGTAATACGTGGTGCGAAACAGGCCGCGCTTTAAAGACCCCTCGTTAAACAGGATGGAGTCCTCCACGTTGTAGCCGTTGTAGCACATGATGGCCACAATGGCGTTCTCGCCGTAGGGGTGCTGCTCATTGTTGATGTACTTCATGTAGCGGCTCTTCACCAGCGGCACCTGGCCGTAGTTCAGGACCACGCCCATCTTGTCAATGCGCGACATGTAATTGGAGGAATACAGCGACACCGCCTGCTTGCCCTGCCCGCACGAGAAGTTGTTGCGCGACGACGGGTTGTTTTCCGGGAACACGATTTGGTTGCCCATCACGCCGAATATGAGCGACGGGTGAATTTCCACGTGCGTGGTTTTCCCGGGCACCACGTCGCGCGGGAACATGGCAATGAACGCGCTCTCCGACTCGTTCGTGTCCAGATACTCTATGATGGCCCGGCTCGCAGCAAGCGCGGAAAAATTGGTCGCGCCTGCATACAGTTCGCCGATGCGATAGACGCGGCAGGGGTCCAACGCGGGCACGCTCTTTGCCGCGAATCCGGTGATCAGCTGCGACCACGTGTAGTTGCCGCTCTTTATGGTTTCAATGGCTTCGCGGCTGGCGTAGCTCGGTCGGCGCGTGTCCTCGTCGTAATAGAACACGGGGCGGCACAGGCGCCCGCCGTCCGTGAAGAACTGCAGCTCGTTGTGTGCAATGTCCCAGCGCCCGCTCGTGTAAATCGGAATGAGCGCATTGCGCCGATGCAACAGGAAGAGCTGCATCACATCGCGCGGATTGCCGAGCGCGCCCACCCACGCCCCGTTCACAAACACCTTAGTCAGCTGGTGCAAGTACTTCGGGCTGCACTCTTCCAGCAGTTTCATGCTGGCCATCTCCCGCAGCCACTGAATGACCGGCAGCGCGGAGCAGGGTTGCGTGACGTACGCCGAAATCGCGAGATGCTTTTGCAGGCCGATGTTGGCGCCGTCGGGGCTGTCGGCGGGGTCAATGATGCCCCACTGTGACCCGTGCAGCTGGCGCGGGGTAGACACTTTGGCGCTGGCGTCCATTGGCAGGTTCACCTTGCGCAGGTGCGATATGAACGAGTTGTAAGACAGGCGGTTCAGGTCCTGCACGATGCCCTCCACTTCGGTGCCGTCGCTCGCGCCAATGGTGCCCTTGTACAGCTTGGACTTGTCGTCCGTCTGCACCGTGGCTGCCCACTTCCCCTTGAACGACTTCTTGAACCCCGCCTCAATCAGGCGCTCGCCGAAGATGTCGTTGTAGTTGTCGGCGGTGATGACCTGCATGATTTGCGTGCCGACGAACTCGTTGCGGTCGCGGCCGTATTTGATTTTCTTGTCCAGCTTCAGGCGCACGTTGTCCACGTGCGCGTTGTAATACGTGCGGAACAGGTTGAACATGAGCGAGCCCGGCACCTCCACGCGCTTGCACTTGAAGCTGTCGCGGTCGGTGGGTCGTTCCACGCGGTTAAAAACCAGCAGCAGCTTGTAGACCATGTATCCCAGAAAGTACGCCTTGGCACCGAAATTCAGTTCGCCGATTTGCGGCAGGAAGTAGTTCATGAGAATGTTCTGCACCTGCGCCACCGTTTTTTCTTTGGTGAATGTGGCGATGAATTTGAGGGCGGCGGCTTGCGTGAAGACTTCGCACGCGTCGTGCACGCACGGCACAAACAAGTCTGCCATGGCGGCATTGGCTTCCAAATTCAGCAGGCATCGCTCCACAATGTCGCGGTCGCTGATAATGCCCAGCGCGCGCATCACGATGAAGAGCGGCATCGGTTTCCGAACGTTCGGAATGTCCACAACGATTTGTTTATTGGCGTATTTGGAATCGGGGGCCACCATTTTGACCGCCATTTTGCGCTCGGGTTTGGAGGGGTCCTCCGACACGGTGCGGACTTCGGCGCTGTAACTGTAGACCGCGTCGGGGTCGTCCGCATTGGAGCGGATGTAAATCACGTTGTCGGCGAACTTCTCTTGCGACACGATGCACTTCTCCTTGCCGTCCACAATGAAGTAGCCGCCGTAGTCGTTGCGGCACTCGCCGGCGTAAAACCGCGCTTCCGGCGTCATGCCGTGCAGGATGCACGCGTTGGATTGCAGCATGATGGGGAACCGGCCCAGGTTGAGCTGTTTTAATTCTAATCGCTCGTTCAGCTGGAGCTTCTGCACGGGATCATACACGCGATATATCACGTCCACGTCGCAGTGAATGGTCATGCCGTACGTCATGTTGCGCAGTCGCGCCTCGTTTGGATACATGAAGTGCGCACTTATTTTTTCTTTTTGTCCAGTTTCGTCGGCTTTCGCCGTGGACGCGACGTCGTCGTAAATGATGGGCTTGCTAAATGAAATGCGGTCCCCCTGAACCCCGCCCAAATAAATTTCAATGACGGAATTGTACTTGCCGGTCTCCTTGTTTTCGTCCTTCTCCAGAATGATGGGGTTGCGGTCTTTCATGATGCGCGCAATGCCGTTGCTGAGGAAATCGTTGTAAGATTCCAGATGGTGTCGCACCAGCACGTTGGGGTTGTCCTTAAAATAATGGTCAATGATGTTCCAAGACAGCGTCTCTTCCGCGTTCTTTAACGCATCCGCTATTAATTCATTTTCGTCATTGGAACGGAGTGCTGCGGCTTGTGCCATTTTTGTCGTTTCGCGGGTTTATGAGTTATTTATGCGTATCGTTTATCTAATATTTGTGTTTATTATTTGTTCAACTGAATAAACATAAATTCTGCAAATCCCCAAATACCAAATGCGTGCAATGCAACAATGCGATTTGGCCCTAGGCATGCATGCGCGGTCCGGGTGGAAACACGGGCCCAAACGCGGGGAAACTGCGTTGGTTTGCTAGAACCGGACGCTCAATCGGCAGCAGTTTTTGAACCCGTCCTTGTTGCGTCATCTTCATTGATGCGAGCATCATGAGCCCAATCAGCACGAAAAACAGCACGAGCGGAAACACCACCAAGAACCAGGAAATGGAGGCGTAGCCCGTGCGACACATCAAATTCAGAATCCAGGTCCAAAACAGGATGTAAAGGCCCTCGCTAAATATGACCGCGGCGGTGCTGGGCACGTAGCACGAAAAGTCCCCCATGCAGTACATGTTGTTGAGACCCATGTTTTGATACGCGATTGCAATGAGCGCCACAACAGAAACGGCTAAATACACCATGGCGGGTTTGCACAAGTGGTGAAAATCGCCGGAGATGCGACGAATCATCGACATGGTTGTTTGAAAGTTAAATTTGTCTAATTTATGATTTATATAATGTATTGCAATATTTAATTATTGTGCCCTTGAACTTTGTGGCATCGGAACGACCGAATGTGATGTGATTATATCAAAATGGTTTGCATTTGTGTTTACCAAATATATTTGATCAGCCGGGTTGGTTGAATCAATTCCACGGTATTTTCCAATATTATTGCCGGATTCATCATACACAATTATGTTTTTGTTTAGAAGGTATGCTGCAGCTTGTCCAATGCATTGTTCAAGCTCAGGATACACGCATGGACCATTTTTTTCTGTTAAATTTGGAATTGAAATCAATTTTATAAGTTGTTCTACGGTTATATAGCTTTGTATTCCATTTACAAGGGTGCGCACACGGAGCTTAATTGCATCCTCGGTTTGGGTTAGATGGATCAGCATACAACATGTTATAGCCTCTGCAAAAGTGCGCACATAATTCGGTTTATGTGCTGCCGCCGTTAACACGGCCGAATAAAAACACCATCCATTATCTGGTGCTTTTTGAGTTTTACCAATTTTTATTTTTACAGGAACTTCCATTTCAAATGATTCTATCACTAACGCTTCATAATTTCCTCGTGTTTGAAGTTTAGTTTGGTCGGCATACTGGAGGAATGAATCATTGTAGTAATTATTGCATTCATATGATGCATTTGCCCATCCTAATGATATGTCTAACATGTTGGTGTCATTTGCGTTTATGCCATATTTTTGTTCTAGAATTTTGTATGGCTGCACAAATTCATCGCGCAACCATTTTTCAAACTGAACGTATTCAGTGCATGGTGGTGTTTTAAATGGGCTTTTGCTTATCTGTGCTGCGATTGCTGCGCTTGCTGGTGCTGCGCTCACTGCGCTTGGCGGTGCTGCGCTTGGCGGTGGATAATATGGTGGCGGCGGATAATATGGTGGCGGTGCTGCGCTCACTTCGCTTACAACTCCACCCCTAGCAGCTGGCCTTGGTGGTGCTGCGCTTGGTGGTGCCGCACTTGGTTGTCGTAATAATAACTCAATCGCCGCATCCACGTTATTGTTTGTTTGCAACAATGCTCTTCTGATTGCAGCCTCCTCAAATCCCATTACGTTAAGTTGTTGAACGGCTGCATTTGTTTGGTTGGGGTGTGGTGGTGCTGGCACTTGCAACCGCTGTGCTTGCGGCTGTGGTCCAAATGCAAAATCACGGGCTTCTTGGTCTGATTTAAATGGTGACGCACTTGATGCACTTGACGCAATTGATTGAGAACAAGTGTAGCCTCGTTCATTAAATCTTCGAATTAGAGCAGGATACACCAAATTAGGGTTATTTATGAACATTTCACAAAATAATGTATGTGTCAACTTTATTCCTTTGGATGAGTCTACATTATCACCTGCCTTTGTAAAACTTTTAAAATCTGGACGTTTTTGCAATAATTTTTCAATGAAGTTTTTGTATCGCCCTTCCTTCGCACCGTCCCGCAATTGTTTGAATGTTGCATCCATAAAACCGTCTCCTCCGATCAACCAATGCACTGGTTGACCGGTCTCATCAAGTTCAACCTTTACATCTATTCCTTTGCCTTGTGTGTCCTTGTTATCATTTGCATCAATAAATGAAGAAAACCGACCACCTGATTGACGGCGGCGGCGTGTTTTAAGTTTACGGTTTATACGATTGGCTGTGCGTCTGACCTTTCGCATGCTTTTTCGCATGCTTTTTCGCATGCTTTTTCGCATGCTTTTTCGCATGCTTTTTCGCATGCTTTTTCGCATGGTCATGCATCGGTGTCGCTTAATGGTTTGCATTTTATAATATACAACTATAAATAATATATTATGACTGGCTCCGTGTGGTTTAACGCCGTCTTGGCACCACCTTCATGTTCGCCCCCATGTTCCCCATTTGCGGGCCGAGAGAAATGCGGTTCGTGCCATTGTTTTTGACAATGTCGTATTCCTCAAACTTCAATTCATTCGGGTTTTGCAGCGTGTCAAACGCCGTCACGTTGATGTATTCGTCCTTGAAGTGGTAGTTCAAGTTTCGGATGGTTGCGTACGAGTCCTGGCATGTGCGATACATGGCCGCCGCGGTCTCCTTCTTGTTGATCATTTTAATGAGCCCGTCCACAAACTGCAGGATGGCGCGATGCCCGCTCGGAAAAAAATTGGTGCGGTCAATGTAGAGCCGCGAATCAATGACGCGCTGGTTGAAGCAGTTGTCCTCGCTGCCCCACGCCCAGAAATTGGGGTATCCGCCCGTGCGTTCAAAATCGCCCGCCTTGATTGACACGATGCCGCCCAGCGTGAACGTGTATCCGAAAAAATGTTTCACTACCCCAGGCCGTGTGTCATATTTCAATAGCCCCTTTGTGTAAGGCAGATTATCCACGTCGTGAAACACCAGCGTGATGTTCTTGTAATCGTTGGGATACATGGCGCGAATGGCCAGGAATCCAATATTTTTCATGGCACCGCGATTGAATGGGCGGTTGTCGCACTGGTGCACGAAATAAATGCGGTATTTTTCGGGCGGCATGTCCTCTAGCAAAAACTTCATATAAACGGTGAAAAACATTTTGTGCTCTTCGCGATTGCGGTATGGCACAATAAAGACCAGTTCTGGCACGGGGACGAGTGAGGGTGTCGTGACGCTTGGTGGCGCAGATTTTGCGTTCGCGGTCATTGTCAATGTCATTGCACTTGCTTGCATAAATTGTAAATGTTGGATTTCGCCTAAATTCCATCTGCATATTTTTTTCAAGATGCAACCGAATACTTTTGAATGATGGTTGGTGGAATGAGCTGCGTCTTGATGGACTCCAGTTTCTTGAAGCACTTGTTTATTGTCACTTCGCTGATTTGACTAATGCGGTTCACGTCTTTTTTGGTGATGTTTAAGTTGCATATTTGCGTCACAAAGTAGATGATGCCGGCGGCAATGGCGTGCGGCGTGTTTTCCGGTATCATGTTGTTTTGCTCAATGCGCACGGCCACAAACACGCAGAGCTTGGTGAGCTCGGGGTTAATGTTGAGCGGACTGCAGTAGCGTTCAATGAATGCGCGCGGCTTCGTTTTCTCAAAACTCGTTTTTTCGGAATTGTCCAGGTCGTGTTCCAGCTCATTGATGATTGCCAGCGCATTTTTGCACCCCTTCGTGGCGCTCTTGTTGTCCAACCGGAATATGCTGGCAATTTCTTTCGGAGTGCGCGGGCACCCGTGCGTGCGGCACGAAATGTAAATGGATGCTGAAATGATCCCGTCGCGGTTCTCCCCTCGGAACGTTTTGTGCTCCGCTATTTTTTT